CACTTCGACTTGAGCCGCCGCCTTTGCCAGCGACAGCCCGAGCGATTTGCGCAGCTTCTTGAGTTCTGGACCCGTCACACCACACCTGCCACACCACTCCGAATCAGGCCGAGCCGCGCCACACCTGCCCCACCTTGCCAAACCGTGCCGGACGCTGCCGGACGCCGCCATGCGCCGCCACACCTAACCTGCCGTGCCAATCCTCACCAAGCCGCTCGCCATCCCGCCGCAACTCATCACACCCCGCCAGTCCGCGCCTGCCGAACCGCGTCTCGCCCGATCACACCTGATCCCGCCATGACTCACCTACACCTGCCGGGCCTAGCCAAACCGTGCCGCAACCGATCAGACGTCGCCCCGCCGCGCCATGCCTGCCCAGCCAAACCTGGTCGAACCCATCCCGACCTCGCCAGAATAGACCGCATCTCACCACACCAGCGCCTGCCATATCGGACCGCAGCAAACCGCACATCATCGCGCCGCACCTGACCGCACCTGCCACGCCACTCCACGCCCTGCCGCTCACCGCCCGACCAAGACGGACCATACCTCGCCTGCCCTATCTCGCCCGCTTCCGTGTGGCGCGTGTTTCAACTTCATCGAGCGCGGCAAAGACGACGGCCAGCTCGCTCAAGCTCGCGTACCGCCGCCGCCAGCGTTTCACTTCGGCCAGCGCCGCACTCAGCATGAAGTCCCGTTTCTCAGGAACTCGCATCGCTTCGGTGGTGATCTCATACAACCCAGGTGCCGAGCGCGAGACGTATGGCACGGAGATGGCGCGTGGCGTTTTCGACTTGCCGCTGACGATCTCCGTCTCGATCACGAACGATCCGAGAATGAGCCGCGCCTGCAAGAGCCGAAACTCCCGCGCCGCCTCCGAGTCGTCCCAGTTGAACAGCTTGTGCGCGGGCGACTTGCGGCTGGCCGCGTGCTCGACGACGGTTGCCGGATTGGTATCCGGCAACCCCGTCAGCCACTTGCCAAACACCGCCGCCGGAACGATCCCGCTGTAACGCGAGTTCGACCAGCGAAACTTAGCGCGGCTCATGCCGCCGCCTTGTGGCGCTTGCCGTTCACCTTCGAGCCTTCGACGCGGAATGTCCCGAAGCCGATGCCGTAGGAGTTGGTCGAGGCCGGACGGCCCTCGCACAGTCCCACCTGTGCGCCCGCGCGGTGCAGCAGGTTCGCAACGTCCGTCTCCGTCACTGCGTCGGCGTCGAAATCGACCACCACATCGGCCCACCAGTTGTCATACCGAGGCCGATTCCGCAGGTCCGCCACACCGGACTCCAGCCTGACGGGGCGCGTGTCGTGCTTGGCCTTGCAGCCTTGAATCCGTACCAGCGGATGCCCGCTGTCTCGGTCGAAGCCCTGCGCCTGCACGAAGAACAAGCCCTTCGACTTAGTCATCTGCAGGCCGTCCACATAGCGAGCCGCCTGGATCATCGCGTTCCGCAACGCGCCCGCGTAGAAGCCATCCCAGCCCTTCGCCGAGACGTAGCGTGCGTCGTTGAACTCGGCCTTGTAATCCTTCGGCGACCGCGCCTTCTTCACCTTGTCCTTGGCGGTCTGCGCTTCCTCGATCTTGCGCTGAATCTTCGCGCCGAACTTGTGGATCATCAGCGGCGCAGTGCCGATGATCTTGAAACGGATGCTCTTGAAATTCGGCTCAGAGATGCTGATCCGAGCCACTTGCTTTGTTGACATTATGCTCTCCTCGCCACGGCCCTATGCCACGGCTTGTCGGGCGCAACCCTATGCCAAATTGGCGCACCCTGTCAACTTCCTTCCGCCATGCACTATCGAGAGCAGCCCGAACGTCCTGCTCCTCCTCACCGTCCGGCGCTGGCTGCGGTGTAGTCGGCGACGCAATCGGTGGCGACGGTGGCGCAGAGTCGCGCCGCGCCAGTGCTTCCAGCGAATAATTCTGCTGCTGCAGATACGGCTCCGCACCGCCCTGCACAGGTCCTAAATTCAGTTTTTCCCGCGCCTCATTCGGCGCGTAGAGTGCCCCAGTGACACCTTCCTTCAAGGTGCTGATCTGCGTCTGCGTATCCATCCGGAGCAGCATATCGAGGTCAAGCTCCGTGGCGAGCCGCCGGCCCTCCTTCGGCATATCGAGCGTGAGGCCGTAGTCGATACAAGTTTCCATCTGCTCGATGATCGACTGCAGGCAGTCGGAGTAATAAATCTGGTTGAGGACTTGCGCGTTTTGATAGGTCGGCATTGGACCTAACGAAATTTTGAACGGCGGCACGTGAAAGCAGGCGCAGACCGCCTCGCCGGTCCACTTCAATTGCTCGAGCATCTGCGCCTCTTGCGCCGTCATCGCGAGCGGCTGGTATTTCATGCCATCTCCGATGACCGCCACTTTCCCTGAGTTACTGCCAGAGAATCCCGCATTCCAGAGCGTCTGCATCGCGGTCGCTTTCGCCTGCGAGATGGGTCCCGGTGCGATGAGTATTCCGCCCGGCCGGCTCATGTTCTGGAAAAAGGCGGTGGAGTTTTCCTGCGCCGCCAGCCCCTGCGTCGCTGGGAGCCCGCACGCGAAGATGGGCGACAACCCGACGAGCGGATGGAAGAGGCAATTCATCCGGTCGTGAAAGATCTCCGACTGCGGGACGATCACGGCGTCCTGCTGCAGATCCGCCAAGTTGTCCTGGTGGAGCTCGTAGAACACCGCGCCGTCGGGCGCCACGAGCGGCTTGACTCGACATGGGTCGAGGACAAAGGCGGCGATGACTACACCGCGCTCGTCTCGCTGCTTCAGCGCGTAGGTATTTCCCGATCGCAGCTTTGAGGTGGTCCATTGCTCCCGGAACTGCACGGGATTGGAATAGTGATTCGGCCGATTGAGAAAGGGCGAGAAGGCGGGCGAGGTCGTCTCTTCCCAGATCTTGCCGACTTGCTCCATCAACTTGAAACGGAGCTTGCCGACATCGTTGGCAATGAGCGTGATACAAGCGAAAATAGCGTGGTAGGCGATGACCGTGTTCGTGCGTATTTCGTCGTTGCGCTGCCACGCGCCGGGATACCAATCCCCAACCAGCGGATACCAGCCGCCCCAGCCCGTCGTGGGCGGGGCGAGATTCGCCTGATTGCGGCCGACGAAAAATTGCTTCAGGCGCAATGCCAGGTTCACGACTCGGCTCGGAGATCCCGCCGCGTGTACTTACGCTTCGCCCGCGGTGGCTCCTCGGGCTGTTCAGTCGGCTCCTCCTCCGCAGGCTCCTCGGCCGGCGGCACCGGCTGCGGCGCTTCCATGCAGGCACGCGCGAGTACCAGCAGGCGTCCGTGTCGGTCCTCAGCCTCGAACGTATCGCCCGCTTTCAGGCGGCGCACCCCGTAATACATCGATCGCCGGGCAATCAATTGCATCGTTGTCTCCTCAAAGAAACGGGGCGGCCCCGAAGAGCCGCCCCAAGTCCCTGCGCGTCTCAGCTTCCGCAGGCGGTATACGCCGCGTTGCTGATGTACTGGACTGCGCCGTCGCGGCGGCGCTTGTAGTTGATCCACCGCTCGGCCCGGATGCCGACGGCGTTGCGCTGCCAGAGGCTGTACACGGCGTTCGTCGTCCCCGCCATGTCCAGAGTCGCCTCGCGGCTCGAGTCCACCGTCACTCCACCGTCATCGGCGAGCAGGATTTCCGACTGCTTGATGAAGTAGATGTTGTGACCCGTAGTATCCCCGCCGACGTTCTCGGAGGTGATGACGGGAATCCCGCCGATCGACCCACCGCTCGGCCCCATGCCGCCGAACTCGGGTTGTCCGAGCGCGTTCGTCATGAGCCCAATCGCCGCACCCAGCTGCTCGGACATCACCGCGACCACGCCACCCGTGGACAGTCCCGCGGTCAGCATGGCCTGCAGCGCCGACTGCACGTCGCAGCGCAGCGCGTTCGCATCGGTGCCCGACGCCGGAATGGCTGTGACACCGACCGCAATACCGGCCGGGTTGTTGGCGGTAGCAAGCACGCTTTCGGAGAGGAACTGCAGATCGATGAACTCGGCAATCTCGGCAATGAGATCGCGCCGGATCAGGTCCTCGGCCGCCGGATTCGACAGCCGCGCGAGCTCTTCCGAGATCACCACGATACCGGCCACTTTGCTGTAGCCGAGCGTCATGGTCGTAAACGCGAGCTCGCCCACCGGCTTCGGTGCGGCCTCGCCGACCCAGTTCACCGTCGAGCCCGAGGTCTGCACCGGGATCGAGATGTTGAAGGGCACGCGCCGCAGATTGAGCCGCCCGACGACCGTCGCATGCCGCAGCAGCTCCACGAACTCCGAGGCCACGGTCGGTGCGACTGCGAGCGGAGCCGCCCAGGTCGCATCGGCCACGGTGCCGGGATCCGCCTTCTGCTCGAGCGCCTGCAGCACCTCCGGGCTCGAATCTTTCCATCTCTGCGCAAAACGGAGCGCGTCAGAAGTGCTGCCGCGACCGTTCGCGAG